AAAACACATAATAAATTACTTCCTCTCTATCTTAAATGACTTATAACCAGGATAATTGCAATCCTCAAAAGTAGCACCTAACCAAGTTAACCACCTGACACTTAGTGTATTAGCTTCCATGACATAGTTTGTTAAGTAGTCAAATCCATCCATCAAGTCATCCACCCACTCTTGTGATTCCTTAACAAATTTCTTCTTTATCGTATAAAAATTCCTAGTACCTAACAACCAAGCTATACCTACATTCCCTCTCGGACTAACTCCAAAACAAGCTAATAGACCGTCTTGATCTGTCTTAACGCTATAGCACTTACTGCTTGATTCAAATGAACCGTACACAGCATCTCTAGGGTGGTGCATCAATCCAATACACTCCATCATATCTTCTTCTCGTAAGTCCTCATATAACATAGGAGCATCGAGGTCTGCCATACTAGGTTCAATCCTAACCTCCATATCTTCTACTCCTTGATATAATTGTTGATTCAAACTCTGCTGCTAACAGTTTCACTGGTAAAGCACTAGAAGATTTAATTTCGATAGTGGCATCATTAGGTTGAGCTTGTACAGCAAACTTAAAGAATCCAGTCTCAGGTGTGAACTTACTAAGTGTACTGACAGAGGCTAACAAACTTGGGTTGTAAGTGTAAGTGTATGTATCTCTAAATTTAGGTGTTACTTCTACAGTGAAGTGTCCTGTGTCTGCATATTCAATACTACCGTTACGAATAGTTTGGAATGTGTAATCAGATGCTGACCGTCCACCTCTCTCAGTAGGTTGTTTTAAGTTCTGCTTAGAGAACCTGTATAACATATCATATTCAAATCCTATGAAGAAATCGTTGAAATCTAAGTACTCATATCCTTCTTGCCATAGCGGAGCAGCTGAAGCAAAAGAACCAGCTAATCCCCATTCAGTACTTGTCGCAATATCAGCAGGAAGGGGAGGTTTATTAGCATCAGTAGATACATGACCTCTAGTACATATATATAACACTTCTTCAGTGTAACTCTGTCCGCTAGACCAAGATGCTGCTGCTTGAGTCGTTGTAATAACCCTCCAATAGCTTTGCCAATCAGCTCCTTCTCCAGGCTTCTTAGCTGCGTCTGATGTATGAGTGTCTGTACATATGTACTTAATATTTCCTACCTGTACAGGATCAGCACCATAACTAACAAAGTCAGCATTCAATCCTTTTACCACTGCTCTTGTATCGTCTGTGTTATCTATGATTAATTCTCTTTTGTTACCATTCTTAGTATATAACGACATACCAGTTTGGAATTTAAACCCACTCTGTGTACCTATTTCAGTAGCGTTGGATATGTTCTGTCCGTTAATATTAACAGTTGAACTAACATGCCAACCTAGAAAGGTTAAGAAAGTAGAACTACCTGAGAGTCTATGATCTAACAATAAAGCATAGTTCTTATCACTTTCAACCAATCCGTTTTCCATAGGAATCGTTTCAATGTAAGTACCTATACTGTCCGTGGTAATAACATAAAGAGTAGACTCAATGAAGTAAAAACTTCTTATATCCTTAGCAAAAGAGAAAGTCATCCAAGCACTCTGTATCTTCTCGTTCCCTTGCCAAAAGTATTTATATACATACAGCTTCTTATAGTCACTATCTGATTGTACAACCACCATATTCTCAGCTGCACTACCTTCCATCCTGACTATGTTAGTAGGTATGTACTTGTTTATCTGTTCTGTTATCTCAGCTGCTCTGTAAGTCTCAGTGTTATTATCCACTGTGTACTCTAGCAATCCTTCAAAGTTATTTCTTTTAAAGTTAAAGTATATATAACTACTAAGTGCTAACGGACGAATAGTTTCTGATACATCAAACTCAGTCACAGGTGATATAGTAACAGTCTTAGGTGTTAACAAATCTCCACCTCTAAGTACAAACTGAGTCTTCGGAGAGAACAACATTAACTTCTCTTGGAAAGCTTGTGCGTGTTTAAGAATACTAATCTTAGTGTGCGATACACCTACATCTATTGGAGCAGAGTCTAACAGAGATTGTGTGGTAGTCCTAAAGAAATTAAAGTATTCATCTGCTTCAGAGAACACTACAGCATCATCAGTCAACACTCCTAACCTGTTCTTAAAAAAGAATATATCATTAATTGTAGAACCTGTAAAAGATGGAAATGGATTAGTGTTGTCATCTCCTGCTCCTCTAGGTGTCCAATCAATCAACTTCAATGTAAATCCTGTGATCTTACCTGTGGACGGAGTAGGTACTAATCTTACAGGCATTGTGTCTTGATCTAAAAATGTTTCTAAACCTAATGACTCCGACTTATCTGTACCTTCGTTTGTCCATCCTGCATCTTCTATCCAACTACCTTGTCCAAAGTCTTCGTTATCCTTGGTTTTAAATTTAACATAGTAATCATCTTGATCTAAGTCTGCATCACCCATGATCTTAACTCTAAACAGATCAAAACAGGATTTAGGTAAGTCTGTGATGCTGTCTACTTCTTTATATATAACACCTAACGCTTGGTCAGATAATCCATCTGCTACTTTAATTTGAAAGTCAGAATCAGCTATTATTTTTATGACACTCCCTTGTCTCTCCGTTGTAAACTTAGTGGTTGATCCTGATACACTGGAAGAAGATATGGTAGGTAAAGTAAAGCCTAGAGATGCACTTGTTATAATCTGAGTTTCGTATGTCGTAGAATATCTTCCGCTAATACTTCTTATACCTTTATCAACTCCTATAGAAGTTATCTTCTTAATAGATACAGACAATGGAAATGTAGTAGTGTCTGAATCGTATCCTGTGCCTTTAAAAGTTAAAGTTGAACTAGATACTTGTCCACTAGAGTTAAATACAAGAGTTCCTCCAGCACCTGTGGCTATAGCACCACCACCTACGGTTTGACTAACAGTATATGTATAGCTAACATTCCTCCTAAAATTACCTCCTGTGGGTGTAAATCCTGATGCTCCTGTACCGCTAAAAGTAATACTTTCTACAGTACCTGCTGATCCTACAAAAGCATTTATACAAGTCTGCAAATCTTCGGCTATAATCTCAGTATCTGCGTGTTCTCCACTTGAATCGGTTCCACTTTCATATGTATGCCCAGCAGGAGGTGTCTTATTGCTTTGTAATCCTCCTGTATTTCCAACTAGCTGACCATCTAAAAATACATCGTATGTCTTTTCGTAGTCTCCCAACTTAACAAATATCAAAGCTTCCTTTTCCAAGTCCTTAGATTTAAAAGTGGAGTCTTTAGCTACAGTCTTCTTTTTATTAACTAGAAAGGTAGAGTCTGCAATGGTTAACGCTCTGAGGTCTTTGACAGGATTAAAGTCACCTGACGATACAGATAGATAAGCTTGAGCAGTAGCGTCCTCTACATTAATAGTCATTGGTCCACCATCTTCTAAATCAAAAGCTTTTAATCCGTTACCTCTGTCGTAAGTAATAACATATCTATTGTCGTTATCTCTATCAACATAGTGAGTAAATATCTCAGCTGTAAGATTAGTACCTAGCTGTGCGTTAACTTGATTTAAGAACCTACTATTAGGTCTTTTAACAAGTCCCTCCACTACAGTTGACCAAGCGTTTATCTGCTCATCACACTGTCCAGGGTATCTTAAATTGTCAGGTTGTTGTGATACACCTTGGGCAAGGTTAGGAATACTGGTGTTAAGCAGTGGCATCTTTACCTGTCAAGTACTCTTAGTACGCTGTAGTTATCAAAGATAGTTCTGTCTGCATTCTCAGTATCACTTTCAATAGCTCTAGCTTTTGCTTCTATCTCATCCCTCAAAGCAAACCCTTCTATTTCACGACTGCCTAAGAACCTAGCAGCAAATATTCTAGCCGATTTAACAGCTATGTAATGTCTAAATTGTTCAGGTAGTTCTTCAAAATCCAACTCAAAAGTAATGATAGCTTTCAACTCCTTGGTCCAAGTCTCTCTGTGATTCTTCCTGTCGTACAGTTTAGTGCCTCGTTGTACAGGATCAGAGTCTGTGTATATCTCAGGGTCTAAGTCTACCTTTAAAGTGTTAATTGGAAGAGTAATCTTACTAGTACTAGAATCTGGTACTAATGGATAATCATACTCTGTATTGTAATGCCATCCTTCTGATTGAATAGCTTTACTAGTTTCTTCTAACGCATGGACTGCTTGTGTAACGGTTACAGGAACGCTTGTTCCACTTAAAGTATTAACAGGTGACTCTCCTATTACAGAGATCATAATGTTTACCGCTTCTAGTTTCGTTGTCAGTGCCATAGCTTAATAAATAAAAATATCAGTGAAGGGAAGGGATTCCGCTACGCAGTCCCCCTCCCCAACACCGAAGAGAGAATCCTAAGTTAGGAAACAAGTTCGATAGCACACTCAGGACGGAGGATTCCGTGTCCCATAGCATACTTAGCAACGAACAATGTACCTTGACGCTCAATCTGATATTCAGACTCAGTAGCAAGATCAAGTAACTTAACCGTTCCAACAGCAGCAGAATGTCCTACGACACCTAAGCTATTACGGAAGTCACCGTTGTATCCTACTCCACCTACACCGAAAATATCATTGCTTGAAGAACCGTCTCCAGTAGAAACAGCTGACAAGTCAGTTGATGGAATGTGATTTGACTTATAGATTGTGATACCAGCAACTTGTGCGATACTACCAGAAGCAAGTGATCCTGAACCTCCTACATCTTTATTAGCAGCAGAAGTATTGATAGCAACTGCACCACTACCTCCTGTAATAAGTTTGTAGTATTCACTAGGACGAAGAACTGCAAAGCGTCCATCACTAGGAATATCGTTCTCGTCAAGCTTTTGAGCAGCTGTGAACAAAGCAGTAATTAACTCTGCACCTGTAACAGCAGCTGGAGTACCCACACTATCACCTGCACTGAAGTCATTGTTAGCAACATCAAGTTGTCCACCTGTCTTACCACCTGTGATAACAGCAGAGCTACGAGCAGCAGCAATGAATGTCTTAGAGATAGCAGTGTCAAAACGAAGTGCAAGAGCCTTACCTAACTCGTTAGCGTAAACTGAACGAATGTCGTAGTGATTCTTTACATCATCAATGTTAGCTAAGAAAGTAGAAGCAACAAGCATCTTATCGATAGTTATTGTCTGTTCAGCTTTCTTAATGTCGCTTAGATACTTAGTGCCTTGAGTTTCCTCGGCAATGTTCTCACCTGGTGTGTGGTAATTTGCACTTGCAATACCTGTTACTGGGAACTGAGCGGATTTACCGTTCTCAATTGTACGAATAGTGTGTAAGGGTTTGAAAACATTGGACTCCTCAAAGGTCTGTAGAATTTCTCCACTGAACTTTTTAAGAAACAACGCATCCACATCATTTGCGGAATTAATCTGACCTACACGACTAGGGTTTGTTATACCTTCTCCTGCCATAATATATGATCTCCTATTTTAAGTTTATAATTGTGTGTTTTGTTTGTTGTGACTTTCGTTTGAACCTTTGATCGAGATTGTCCACCGCAGTGGGTCTTGACATTAGTACGACTAATTGTCATTTAAAGTAAATTAAGTAGTATAATTCCACCTAAGCAAAGAACAGTCAAGACAATAGCTTTCTCCTTCTTTGTGAGTGAGTTATAAATTTTTATTAGTTTATTCATTTGTTTTGTGATTTATTGTGAACATAGCGAGTGTAGATTAACGGTACTACATTCCAAAGGATAACACCTACAAGGCAGAGTTTCAAGAAACCATATACTTCATCTAACATAGAATCAAAGAATCCATTATCCATCTTCTCGTCTAGTTGTTGTTGTACGAGTTCCTGTACATCTCCTTCGGATATAGCTTTAACTTTGTTAGCTAATCCTTTGTTCTCTTCCATCAACTTAGCTCCCTCTCCTAGTCCCCATCCAAGAGCAGCACCACCAGCAGCAGGACCAGGACCACCTAAAGCACCTACTGTTGCTCCACCTACACTACCTGCTAACGGATAAAAAGAAGCCTTGGAACATCCACCTAAAAGAACCAGAACCAACACTGGCAAGAAAAAAGATGGAGTCCAAGGCTTCATATATATGAACCTACCAAATAAAACTATAGGTAATTGTGACTAACTGCGATGCGTCTGTCAATCTCTTCGTGATAACTTTTGTCACCACTCTTGTATCGAGGATCAGACATTGCACGAGCAAGTTCCTGATTAGATTTGAAAGGCATTGTAGATGAACCATTTACAGCACCTTGTACAAGCTTAGGAGTAACTCCGTTCTCTGCTTTAAATTGTGCATATAATCCTTTGGTAGCAAGTTTAGCTTGTTCAACTGAACCGTTCTGTACGATGTCATCAAAAGTATTTACTTCTTCAGGTGATAGATTGTTAGCTGCCCACTCTGCCATTTGATCCCAATTACCTTCAGTAACAGATTTGATACTACCTTCTTCACTTTGTTGTAGTGCTTGTTGACCAGCAGCGTAGCTATCTACTAACTCCTTCGATAACCCAACCGCAGCAAGATTCTTATAGGTCTCTTCAGATATAACACCGTCATTCTCAAAGAACTCCTTAGAAGCTTCCACAATAACATTATTATTATCCGTATCTTCCTCTGTAATGTCATCTTGTTGTTCCTCTGTTGATTGTTCTTCTTCTTGTTCTTCTTCACTGTTAGCCCCTGCTCCCATTTTCTTTTCAAGTTCACTATAGGCATTAGCCATGTCTTCAGCGTTCTTAAACTTCTCAGGTAACCATTCAGGTCTATCCTCTTGCGTTTCTTGTGTTTGTTCTTCAGATACTGCATCAACAGCTTCCTCTGACTCTGGGTCAATCTCCTGTGGTGCTCTCTCATTTATCTCTACTCGGTGTAATTCAGCCATATCTCTCTTTACTCTTCTTGTGGTTGTTGTTGTTGACTACTCATGTACTGCTCTTGTGCAGCATTGATAGCAGGTGCTACAGCAGGTTGACCTAACTTCATCATCATCTCTTGTTGTTGTGCCATCTGCATAGCTTGTTGAATTTCTTCTTCTGTCTTGATTAATCCCTCAGTCTCTATACCTAACGCAGTTGCTCTTCTCTTGAAGTAATCAGATACATTAACATATTCTGCAACTGCTTGAGGACCAACGATTTGATTAGCACCTGCTAGGAATAGATCAAGCTTCTGTAAATCATTTCCTCGTCCTAGTGCTTCAACACCAGTAACAATAGTAGGTTTAACAATGTCTTTAGGTAACTTAGGAAGTCTTCCTTCTTTACTCATCCTTGCCATTAACCTAGTAACGACAGGCATTTGAAACTCTTGTGACAATAAAGAATACAGACCACCAAGTGCAGCTTCTAACTCTTGAGATAACATTCTTATCTCCTCTGCTGTTACTCGTTCTGCATCTCTGACTACACCACTGTTAAGTAGGAAAGCTTGAGATAGTCTATCACTAATCCCATTCATTACTCCTTGTGCAGTACGGAAGTCATTGAACTTGTTAAGTTGTAAGACAGATACATCTCCATCACTACCTTGTACAATAGCACCGTTAGGAGATTCAGATAAAGTCTTAGCCCTGGTTGTACCGTTAGGATTAACCATGAACAATACCTTAGCTGCTGCTGCACTACCTTCGACTATCGCTTTTGTTA